TTGCGGATGATGATTTCGAGGTGTGGTGTAAATACTTCCGTGCATTTGAAAGATATCGGACATTAATTACTAAGCCTAGAGATCATGTAGTTTTTGTCCATGTTGTGCAAGGACCTACCGGAACTGGAAAGTCCAGGTGGGCAATGGATAACTGGTCAAACGCATATTGGAAACAGCGTTCAAACTGGTGGGATGGATATTCCGGACATGAGACCGTGGTCATTGACGAGTTCTATGGATGGCTTCCCTTCGATTTATTGTTGCGGATCTGCGATAGATATCCGCTCTTGGTGGAGTCAAAAGATGGCCAAATACAATTCGTCGCGGAAAGAGTGGTGATAACAACTAATTCTTTGCCTGAGGAGTGGTATAAGACCCATATATATTTTAAGAGTTTCGTAAGAAGAGTTCATAAGTGGCATATCATGCCTAAGCTTGGAGAACATATTGAATTTTCAGATTATAGTTTAGCTAAAGCTCATTTTATTAATAATTGATTACATGACGCGATCTTGATCGTCGTCTTCATCGTTAACTTTATATAGATATTTTCTAGTTAGTCCTAATTCTAAACGGACTTCAGCGGATACTCCGTCTGACATTCCTGGTACTGGTTTATGGATAATAACTAACCATCTGGTCAGTCCTATTTTATTTCCGGATGTTAATTGATCCGAAGCTGCTTTATCAATAACGTGCCTTTTAGGATCACGCATTTGATAGGTGAAGGATTGAAGATATCCTAGCTTAAACTTCGTTTTCTTCCAGATTTTGATTCTGTACTGAGATAAGGCTTGAGGAAATTCCCATGGAGTAGCTCCACGATTTTGGAGAAGTATACCTGTTCCTGCTCCTCCGATATTCGGAGTATCTGTAGCGGCATCTGTAAAACAGTCGATGAGCTGTTTGGTTCCGGACACATTTTCGAAATTCCGGTTTGCGGTGATTTCGTAGACGTCAACTTCCGTTGCCCAACCATTAGTGTCTTGATCTTTAGCGTGATTCACGCATGTTAAGTCAAGTACTGCTGATTTAAACGTTGCCTTTCCGGTGGTGTTGATGTTTGTGTCATTGGTCAAGATAGTCTTGATATCATTCAGGTGAGTGATGGTGCTCGTGTTAGGATATAACGCGACAGAAAATACTCCCTGACTAGCACCTACTGGTGCGGTGATACTATCTGAGACTTGGTCATTGAAGAGTGCGGTGCGAGATCCGAGATCCTTCTCGGAAACTGCATGTACCTTATTTGCGAACTGTCGCCAGCGTCGCTTCTTGCCACGTGGCATGTTTCGCTTTCGATAAATTGTTCTACGATCGAAGTGGTCAGTAATTCCCTGACCACTCGTCTGACGTTTGCCCCTGCGAGTAAACGATTGGCCATATCGATTGGCCTGGATAACTGCTCTGCGTGCTGCAACCCCGTATGCAGCTGCACGAACGTATGGTCTTGCGTAGCTGATTGCTTGTCTAAAACCTGTTCTACGACGTGTCATCGCCATAGTAAAAGGTCAAATGAGTGGTGTGTGCTGCTCCCTGCGGTCGCGGTCGCTGCGCTCCCCTTTTTATTGTCGCCGGGCTGGCTCGGCTCGGGCATTCTGGGTAATAGTAAGCCAGAATTGAGCCCGATCGATGTTGTCATTTTTTATTTTGCTTCCAATGCAAGATGCCAAGGGAGACAGCGAGAAACTGGTGTGTGACGATAAACAATCCGACGGAAGCGGATCTGGAGGCGATAAATCACCTGAATTCGTCTGTATGGATGCACAATGTGAAATTTGCGATTTTTGGGGAGGAGATAGGCGAAGAGGGGACTCCTCACCTACAAGGCTATCTGGAGCTGAAGGATCCACGACGCCTAGGGTGGGTAAGCGCAAGGCTTCCACGAGCCCACCTAGAAGTGAGAAAAGGAAAAAGACACGAAGCGATCGCATATTGTCTGAAGGAGATTCCGATTTCGGCGAAGAGTATCAAGGATTGTACCGGTCTGAGGCTTTACGGATTCGAAGACAACTTCGAGAACCTGTTGGCCTTAGGACAACCCTCTCGGAGTGACGGTTCGCCAGTAGCGGAGAGACTGTCAGTGATTCAAGCGATGATTCAGGATGGGAAGACTGAGAAAGAGATTGCGGATGATGATTTCGAGGTGTGGTGTAAATACTTCCGTGCATTTGAAAGATATCGGACATTAATTACTAAGCCT